TCCACCACCGACCCGTAGTCGTCGAAGACCGCCCCCTGGCACATCTGGTGCAGCTTCCCCGATACCGTGCCCGCGCTCGGTGCCGTGAGCTCCAGCTCGTCCAGGTCCAGCACCTGATTCGCCTGTAAGTCCAGGCAGGCCTGCTCCACAGAAGCAGGCAGCCCCACGTACCGGTCAACCACCACCGATTCCAACCCAAGGTCTGGCGACACCGCGAAGTACAGGTCGGCCACCCGGGAATACAGCGCCGCCTCCATCCCGGCTCGCAGCTTCCAGCTGTAGACCTGCCCGGTGTGCCGGTTGCTCTTCGCCGGCTCCAGGTAACCCGCTCGGAAGCCCCCTAGCGTCCGCCCCAGCCTCGCGCCCTGGTCCAACAGAAAAACCGGCGCATACAGCTCGTGCGCTGTCCCAGGTCTGGGGGAACCGCTCATCAACAGAATCCGGGCCTGGGTCTTCGCGCTGATCGCGTTCATGGCCTTCCACGTCACGCTGCCGCGGCGGCCGCCGTTCCTTAGCCGGCTCGCCTCATCGAACACCACGAGGTCAAACGGCCAGTCGGCCAGGCGTATCTCCTTCACCAGCTCCGGGAAGAACTCAAAGCTACAAACCAAGACCTCCGTATCGGCCGCCAGTGCCTCTCGTCTCTCCTCCCTGGGGCCCAGGTATAGGGAAAACCTCAGAAGCCCGCCAAAAGCCCATTTCCTAGCTTCCCTGGGCCACTGCGCCACCACCCGCTTCGGCGCCACCACCAGAACCCGCCTCGCCTCGAAGGAATCGAAAAGCAGCTCGCCCATGTACGCCAATGCGACAGCCGTCTTTCCTGCTCCTGCCTTTGCTGCCAGGTAGCCCCTTGGTGTACGCCTGCAGAAGTCCAGCGCCTGCGCCTGGTAGGGCCGGAAGTCGGCGAGCCCCTTCAACGCAAGACCTCCTCGATCTGCTCCTTGCTGTCGACCACCCGCACCTCAAAGCCAAGTGCCTTGATCCAATTCGCCACCCGGTTCTGCAGCGGCCTGGTCTTCTGGTTCTTGTCCTTGACCTCCACCAGCTTCACGTACTGGTTCACGATCGCCCGGTGCTCCGGCGGTACCGGCATCAGCACCAACCTATCCATGACCCCGGCAGTGCCCGGGCTGATCCACTTAAACGCCCTGCCCCCTCGGTCCTCCACCCGACGGACCAAATGCTTCTCGACCAGGGCCTCGCTCATGCGTCACCCCCGACCAGTGCAATACCCCAGGGCAATACCCTCGACAGGGTAATAGGGTGATCAGGGCATTGAACTTCTATACCTATAACTGGGTAAAGGGGTATATGTATTCTTCCCCTCTTCTTCTCTTCTTCTCTTCTACCCATCATTTTCCTCTTAATGTATTAGCAATCTATTACCCTCTATTACCCTATGGTTCTTTAGGAAGAGGAATCAAGGACTTATCTCAGGGCAATAGGTCAGGGTAATACAACCCCTCCCTTTGCCCTTTACCCTAGAAAATCTTCAAAATCCCCTGGCACAGCGAGCAGCACCTTCCCATTGCTCTTTCTTCTCTGCCCGCCGTTCAATTTTCGTAATGCCCTGCCCGCCGTGATCGTCGCTGCCCGCGAAGGGTCTTTCACCCCTACCCGGACCAGCGCCTCGGTCGCCGTCACCCATTCCCAACTCGCCACCTCCGGGCCCCACCCGAACCCACTCGCAAGTCGCTCCTCCACCGGGTCGACCACCGTGAAGTCCTCGTTGTGTGCGTTCAGCTCGCCGACCTCTTCCTTCGACAGGAACCACCGCTCCCCGGCCCGCCACAGGTGCAGCACCTCGGCCCACAGCTGCTGCATGTCGACCTCGTGGTCCAAGGCAAAGCCCTCGACCAGGATCGACCAGAAGCGGCGGTTCCCCGTCGGGTCGTGCAGGTAAACCTCGTCATTAACGCTGGCACCAAACGCCGTCCGGCGCCCAAACTGGGATTCCGTGGCCGCGTAGGGGCGGCGGATCTTGTCCATGGGCTGGGTGATGAATGACTTCAGCGCGCTGATGTCTGACTTCCGCATCGTCGCGTCGACCTCGCCCAGCTCCACGATCCAATGCGACACGCCCACAAAGATCGAGTCCTTGGACTTCAGGTCCAGGGTCAGGCCGGTGAAGATCGCATCGAGCTCGGCCGGCGCCAGCCGCTGGAACCAGGTCGTCTTTCCGATGTTCTGCGGACCGACGAAGGTCAATATCCCCTGGTTCGCGATGCCATCGGGCGAAGCGGCCGCGGCCACGCACTGGATGAGCCACTTCCTGATCAATCGGTCCTTCATCGGCGACTCAGACCGCACCGTGTCGCAGAAGGCGGCCAACCGCGACACGCCGTCCCACTTCTTCGACTCGATCCAGGTCAGCACCGGGTTGTACTGATTCTCATCGGCGATCGTGATGAGGTACTGCGCCACGTGCTTGGTAGGCATGCGCACGATCTCGCACTCGCTGTAGACGTGCGCGATGGCGGCGTTGTCCCGGTTGTCCCTGGTAAACGCTGCGCCGGGGATGAGGATCTCGATCGACTTCTTGATGACGTTGTATCGGACCGTGTACCCAAGCCTGGCCAGAAGGATGCGCAGGTTCTCAAGAGTGCACAGCGGGTTGCCGTCCTCGTTCACGTGTGGCCAGTCCGAACGCACCCTGGGGCGGCACCAGCCGCGCACCGTGCCGATGGGCATGGATATGCCGAGCTCCTTGGCCCGCCCCTGGATGGCCGCGGCGATGGTCTCGCGGTCAATGTCAGAAAGGTCGGCGTTGTGTGCCACCTTGGCCGCCACCTGCTCCTGCAGGTCCTGCGGCCGCATGGTCAGCTCTATCTCAAAAATGAGATCGTCGACCGCGTCCTGGCGCTCCTTTTGTACGGCCAGTTGCCGTACAGGCTTGGTCTGCTTGATCAGGCTGGCCAGCGTGACGACGTGCTGGCTGCCACGGTTCGTCTTGAAAGACCGCCAACGGTCAAAGCCATAGTCCCGGCCGCCGTACTTGGGCGAGTCCTGGAACATCTCGTCCCACAGCTCGAACCCCTCATCGGCTCCGCCGAACTGGTGATGCAAGGCCTGGCCGACGCGTATCCAATCGTCGTACTCCATGCCCAGGTCCAGGTGCGGGGCAATGTCTGCCCTGATCCGGTCTGCGTCCCAGTCCTCAAGCGGCGGGCGGTAGTTCTCAAACGCATCGCCGGAGACCGTCACCGTGGCTGCGCTACCGGTAGTCTGTTGGCGCACCGACCAGCCTTCGGGCAGATACTCCGCGATCGCCTCGACGAACCCGGTCACCCCGCCCAGCGTCAGATCGGTGAGCTCCCACACGTCGACCTCACCCGGCCCGTCATTGCCTGGCCACCGGTACTCGAACCCGTCCGGGTGCTCGCCATAGATGACGTACTGCTGCCCGTCGCCGAGAAACTCCACGGCGTAGTCCTTCCCGTCGGCGCCCTTCGTGCTCCCGTCGGGCGCCTGCAGGAAGACCTTGACCTTGGTAAAGGGCTCGTCGGTGCGGTACATCAGCAGGCGCTTCGGTGCGCTGCCGTACCTGATCGGGGCTGGCCCGAGCACGCGCAGAACGGCGGCCTCGAGCGCGTCTGCGCAGGCCTTGTCCGACACGTCAATGTCGACCCCGGGGAAGCGCCGGGCGAGCATGCCAATCGACCCGCGGGCGTAGCCGTTGCGGGCGAACTGCTCAATCTGCTGGTCAGTAAAGCCGTGCTGCCAATCCTTGACGATCGGGCGCTTGGTCTTCTCCTTGATTGGGATGACTTCCCATCCGGCCCGGTGCAACGATGGGCCATCGGCGCCGAATCGTTTCATTTCAAAGCTCACATAAGTTCCCTTCTTCACTCCCTGGAAAAAAGACGGGCGGCGGCAGGGAGGGAATTACCGCCTTGTCGGCCAGGTAGCTAGCCCGGCCCGAGCCCTTAAACAGCAACAGCAACAACTATTTCTTGCGCGCCGCCGCGGCGTTATCCACCAGGTTGGGATAGGGGCGGCCGGCCTCCTTCGCCCTGCGCTTGGCCGCGAGCTTCTGCGCCGCGGTCAACTTCTTGGGCTTGTCTTTGGGGTTCTCTTTGTCCCAGAACGGCTTGTCTTTCACGGTTTCTCCTTTCAGTTGATGCTGCGGGGGGTGGGCAGGCTCTGCATCAGAGCCAGGTGTTCCATCTGCTGACGCATGGCCACGAGATCGTTATCGCCGCGGAGCACTACCCGTAGTCCCAGGCCCTCGATCGGCACGGCGACGTCTTCACCGCGGAGAATCAGATTCAGCACGGCGGCGTTCAGGGTCAGGTGGACCTCATCCACCCTGGCCTCGGATGACGGACCACTCCACGTCCGGGCGCATCTGCTCGGCCCGCACGGGCGCGCCCATCTGCTTCGCGATGCGCTCGAGCTGAGGCACATGGTCGACGGGAATCCGATCGGCGCGAATCCAAAGGCTCACCGCCTGGCCACGAAGACCCAACTGCCGGCCAATGCTGGCCGGGCCCCCTAGCGTTTTGATGATTTCGGCTGTAGTCATAGCCGCGAATGATAGCGTGGCTAACTCTCGTCCGCCAGCGCTTGCCGTTCGTCAGCTGCGACCGGCCGAATACCGCGAAGGTGGTAGGCATCAACGTACGTACGTAGACACTGGCGAACAGAGCCGGCGGTCCGGCTTTGCCACATCCAATCAGTGGCTTAGAACAATCGTTTTACGTGAGGACCGATTTAGGGTTACCCCCAAATGCACCACTCTGCGCTTGCTCTTTACCCAGTCCCGCTGCACACTCCGCCGCTCTACACAAGCGGGGCTATCATGTCCGAGCTTTGGCAAAGACTGCGCCAGGCGCGCAAGTTCGCCGACCTAACCCAGGCAGACCTGGCCAAGCACTGCGGCGTGACCCGCGGCGCGGTGGCCCTGTGGGAGGCGGCCGAGGCCGAGCACCGGACCAAGCCCACGACCGATCACCTGATCACCATCAGCAAGATGACGGGCGCCCCGCTCGAGTGGCTGTTGAACGACGCCGCCGACGTCAACGCGCTGTGGAAACTGACGGGCGAGTTCGGCGGGGTCACTACCGGTAGCGGCCCGCCCCCGGCGCCAGAGCCGGACGTCTTGCCGGACCTGCGCCAGGGCAATCACCTGTTCCTGTTCGCGCAAACCCCTGGCCAGATCGCGGCCAAGCTGGCGCAGCTCGCAGCCGAGCAGAACGGGACCAAGGCGCACCTGGTCCTGGTCGGCACGAAGGCCTCGGTCATATCGGCCGAAACGCCAGCCGACGCGCTTGCCGCCGTAGTTAAGGTCCTTACCCAACCCTGACCGTTGGTGTACGCAGGTGCGTGGTATTTGCACGCCCGAAAAGGATAGTGCTACTATCCCCGGCAGTAAGCAGACCTAACCCGCATCCAAGAAAGGAACCTCATGCAGGACAAAAACAAAAGCCCGGCTAGACCGCGGCTCGACGACCCGGACTTCAAGTACGTCCCGGCCAAAGAGACGGACCTCAGGGTCACGTTCCAAAGAATCCGCGCAGAGCAGCAGCAACAGCTCGAGCTTCCGCTGGATTACCCACCCATACAACAACCCCAGGAATAACCAGGAGAGATGGCAATGATTCAAGTAACCCTAACCCCCAAGACCCCGTCGCAGCTGGCCCAGCTGATCCGCCTGCTGGAGCAGTTCAACAGCGAGGTGACGGTCGCGTCCACCGGCGAGCCGGTCGAAGTGAAAGTCGAGGCGCCGGCCGAACCAAAAAAGGCAAAGGCCCCAAAGGCCGCCCCTGCCACTACCGACAGCTCGCCGAGCTCGGAGTCCGCGTCGGCGCCTGCACCTTCCGAGACTTCTGCCGCTGCGAAAGGTTCGGCCCCTGACGTAACCCTGGAAGAGGTCCGCGCCAAGCTGGCCAGCCTCAGCCAGGGCGGCAAGGGCAAGGAAGTCAAGGCGCTGCTGTCCGGCTACGGCGCGGCCAAGCTCACCGACGTTCCGGCGGACAAGTACGCCGAGCTCTTGAAGAACGCGGAGCAGCTATGACCACAGTAACTATCACCATCAAGGACGCCGGCGAGTCGGTCGAACTCGAGGGCCACCTTGACGACCCATCGGCGCTGGGCGACGCGCCAACCGCGGCTCTGATCATCGGCAGCTACCTGGCTGCCAACGCCGAACACGTGTGCAAGGACGCGCTGCGGTGGTTCAAAGACCAATCGACGAAGGGAACCCAACAATGAAACACACCGGCTTCTTAGACGTCGGCCTGCTGCTGATCGCGGTGGTCCTGTCTTTCGTAGGTATGGCGGCAGTGGTCGGCGCGTTCGCCGGCCTGGCATGGAGGGTCGCGCAATGGATCATCTAAACGACTACATCACCGCGCAGCGGCACGCCAATGGCAACTACTGGCTGGGCGTGATCATGGGCGTGACTTTCACCGCCCTGGTGGCCATGGCCCTAAGCAAGCTCACGGCCGAGCCTGGTCAGCCCTACATCGCGCAGGACGTGATCGACGCCTACCGGCAGGGTGGTGACGACAGCCTGAAGACCAACCCGCCGAGCGCGGCATTGGAGATGACATGCCTGGAACTGTGGGCCAACAAGCAGCCCCGCTAACCGACGAGCAGCGGCGCCTGGCCCAGCTCTGGCATTCGCTGGGGCTACTCGACAGGCCCGACGTTTGGCCTTTCACCAAGGCCAAGCCACCTCGCCGAAAGACCAAACCAGTGGACCTGTCTAGGTTCGGAAAGGCCGTTGTATGACCAAGGTAATACCCATCCGCGCTCACGCCAAGCTGTCCGCGAGCGGCTCTGAGAAGTGGATGACCTGCACCCCCAGCGCCAAGGCTGAGGAGCAGTTCGAAGACGAGCAAAGCCCCTATGCAGCTGAAGGAACCTACGCGCACACGGTCTTCGAGAACGAGATCCGCTACGCCGCCGGGTTCATCAGCAAGGACGACTACACCGAGAACTGGCGCGTGCTGCGCCGGAACATGCTGTGGTCCCAGGAGCTACAGGACTACGTCGCCGCAGCGGCAGCGGTTGCGGTCGAACGTATTGACGCGGCGCGTGCACAGTGCAAGGACCCGATCATCCTGGTCGAGCAGCGGCTGGACTTCAGCCCCTGGGTGCCTGAAGGGTTCGGTACGGGCGACCTGGTCATCGTCACCGACGACCTGATCGAGGTGCTCGATCTGAAGTACGGCAAGGGCGTGCCGGTCAGCGCGCAGGACAACAGCCAGATGCGGCTCTATGGGCTGGGCGCTTACAACGAGCTGGCCCACCTGTATCCGGCCAAGACGGTGCGCATGACGGTGCTGCAGCCCCGGCTCAACAACTATGACTCCGAGGCCATATCGGTAGACGAGCTGCTGGACTGGGCGGTCAGCCAGGTCGTGCCCCGTGCGCAGCTGGCATGGGATGGCAAGGGTGAGTTCGTCGCCGGGGACCATTGCACGAGCTGCTTCTGCAAGGCCAGGTTCACCTGCGCCGCACGCGGGACCTACGCAATGGCGCTGGCCAAGGCCGATTTCGCCCTGGTCGAACCCGAGCGCTTGACGCAGGAGCAGATCCTGCAGGTTCTGGACCGCGGGGACGCGGTGGCCAAGTGGATCGGCGAGGTCCAGGCCTACGCGCTCAAGCAGGCCGAGGAGCATGGCCAGACCTGGCCTGGGTTCAAGCTCGTCGAGGGCCGCGCCAACCGCAAGTACAGCGACCACGACGCGGTGGCCGCCAAGCTCGTCGAGTCGGGCATCGAAGAGGCGGTGATCTACGAGCGCAGCCTGCGCGGGATCACGGCCATGGAGACCCTGCTCGGCAAAAAGAAGTTCGCCCAGCTGCTTGATGGTCTGATCGTCAAGCCGACGGGCAAACCCACCCTGGTCAAAGAGTCGGACAAGAGACCAGCGCTTAGCTCTGTGGCGTCCGCTGCAGAAGACTTCAAGTAAACCAGCTCACAAGGAAAGGAAACCACATGAGCACAAAACCATCAGCTACAAAAGTAGTAACCGGCAAGGCCCGGCTGTCTTACGTCAACGTCTTCCAGCCCCGTGCCCAGGAAGAAGGAAAAGACCCCAAGTATTCGGTCTGCATCCTGATCCCGAAGTCGGACACGGCAACGGTCGACAAGGTCAAGGCTGCCATCGAGGCGGCCAAGCAGGCAGGCATCAGCGTGTGGGGCGGCAAGATTCCCCCGGGCCTGAAGGTGCCACTGCGTGACGGCGACACCGAGCGCGACGCGCCCGAGTACAAGGGCCACTGGTTCATCAACGCCAGCAGCAAGCAGAAACCCGGCGTGGTGGACGCGCAGGTCAACCCCATCCTGGACCAAGGAGAGATCTACAGCGGCGTGTATGGCCGCGTGTCGGTCAACTTCTACCCGTACAACCAGGCCGGCAATCGCGGCATTGCCGCGGGTCTGAACAACGTGCAGAAGGTTGCAGACGGCGAGCCGCTGTCCGGCCGCGCACGTGCCGAGGATGACTTCTCTGCAGTTGATGACGACTTCTTGTCGTAGAAAGGTTCTGCCATGTACGACCAAACAATCACGCAGCCAACGGGCGGCAAGTTTTCGGGGGAAGGTATATCGATTCAGATCCCAGACTTTCAAACCGCAAAGCGCATTCGCAAGTCCCGCCAGGGGCTGGACCAGAACCGGCGATACAAGCTCTGGAAATTCATCGAGGACAACGCCGAGAAATACCGGGCCACGCCGCACTCCATCCTGGCCACCATTGCCACCGAAACGCTCGGGTTTACGGTGGTCGTCAGCTCGATTGTCGACGCGCGCAAGGGCACCGGCGTGCCTTGGGATAACGCCAGGCTGACGAAGAAGCACCGCGGCACGGCGCTGGGCCGCGACCGTAACCGCTACTTGGCGAAGGCAATCCTCGAGATCTGCGACACGCTTTCAATCCGTCTGTCAGGTTCTCTTGCACAGAAGGTTGACGCGATCGCGCATGCCGAGGCGATCGTTGAATTCGGGGAGAAGCAATGACGCAACCACCCATCCTGAACATCAAGATGGTGCCGGCCGGTGTTGATCTGGTCATCGGGGCGCTGCGCAAGCTGCCCCATGAGCAGGTCGACGACCTGGTGCAGGAGATCTGGGCGCAGTACAAGACCCAGATGAATGCCTTGGCCGAAGCCGCCTTGGCTGCTGCGCCCAAGCCCGTCGAGGAGAAAGGCGACGGCGAGTGACGGTCCTTCGAATCGACATCGAGACCTACAGCAGTGTGGACCTCAAGAAGGCGGGCATGCACCGCTACGTGGAGTCGTCCGACTTCGAGGTCCTCTTGTTTGGCTATGCGTTTGACGAGGAGCCGGTCCAGGTTGTCGACCTGGCGCAGCGCGAAGCTCTGCCCGATCGGGTGCAGCGGGCGATGTGGGACCCGGCCGTCAAGAAGACTGCCTACAACGCGGCCTTCGAGACCACCTGCCTGAGCCGGCACTTCCGCCGGCCCATGGCCCTCGAGCAGTGGGAGTGCACCAGCGTGCACGCCCTGTACCTGGGACTGCCCGGCAACCTGGCTGACGTTGGCCGGGTTGTTGGGTTGTCGGCAGACCAGCAGAAGAAGAACACCGGCTGGGCGCTGATCCGCTACTTCTGCCTGCCCTGCAAACCGACGAAGAGCAACGGCGGCCGCACGCGCAACAAGCCGCATCACGACCCGCAGAAGTGGGAGATGTTTAAGGACTACTGCGCAGGCGACGTCGTGGCTGAGCGGGAGATTGCCCGCAAGATTGACAAGTTCCCGGTGCCCGCCAAGGAATGGCGACTCTGGTATCTGGACCAGCGAATGATGAACAAGGGGGTCTTAGTCGATCGCGTTCTCGTGGAGTCCGCAATCGAGTGCGACACCGTTGTGCGGGACCGCCTCACCCAGGAGGCCATGGACCTCACAGGCCTGTCCAATCCCAACAGCCGGGCGCAGCTTTTGGCCTGGCTGCAGGAGGAAGAAGACGAGGAGATCGCCGACCTCACCAAAAAGACTGTGCCCCTGCTGCTGCAAGCAACCGACAGCAACGTCGTTCGCCGGGTGCTCGAGCTGCGCCAGGAGCTGGCCAAGACCAGCGTGTCGAAGTACCACGCCATGTCCCGGGTCATGGGCGGCGACGACTGCGTGCGCGGGCTCACCCAGTTCTACGGCGCCAACCGCACCGGCCGCTGGGCCGGGCGCCTGGTCCAGGTTCAGAACCTACCGCAGAACAAGTTAAAGGATCTGAACCTCGCCCGGGAATTGATAAAGAAACGTGACCTGTCGTCGGTTGAGCTGCTCTTTGGCAGCGTGGCCGACACCCTCTCACAGCTCATCAGAACTGCGTTCATCTCTCGGCCGGGGCACAAGCTCATTGCGGTCGACTTCAGCGCCATTGAGGCCCGCGTGGTGGCGTGGCTGGCATGGTGCGAGTGGCGCCTTGAAGTCTTCCGCACGCACGGCAAGATTTACGAGGCCTCGGCCGAGCAGATGTTCAAGCTGCCCGCTGGCAGCGTGACGAAGAAGAGCCCCTACCGGCAGCGCGGCAAGGTCGCCGAGCTCGCCCTGGGGTACCAGGGTGGGGCCGGTGCACTGAAGACCATGGGCGCCCTGGAGATGGGCGTGCCGGAGGAAGAGCTCGAGCCGATCAAGCAGGCCTGGCGCGAGGCCAATTCCGAGGTGGTCGATCTCTGGTACGCGCTCGAGGATGCAGCCAAGCGGGCACTGCGCACGCGCGGCAAGGTCGAGCTGCCGATCGCAGGCGGCCGCGCCAAGCTGTGCTTCGCCTGGGTCTCTGGTTTCCTCTTCATCACTCTGCCCTCGGGCCGCGACCTGGCCTACGTCAAGCCGCGCATCGAGGGCGAGGACCTGTACCGCGAGAAGGCCGACGGCAGCCGGTGGGTGGTGGCCAGCGCCGGCTCTCTCACGTACGAGGGGATGGACCAGAAGACCAAGAAGTGGGAACGGCTGCCCACCTACGGGGGCAAATTGCTGGAGAACATCACTCAGGCGATTGCCCGCGACTGTCTGGCCGAGGCCATGCTGGCACTCGATGAGGCGCAGTTCGAACAGCTCTTCACCGTGCACGACGAGGTGGTCATGGAGGTGCCCGAGGCCGGGCCGTGGACCCTGAAGCAGGCCGAAGAAATCATGGGCCGCCCGATCCCCTGGGCGCCGGAGCTGCCGCTGCGCGGCGATGGATTTGAAACGCAGTACTACATGAAGGAGATCGACTGATGACCATGGTTACAACCGCGCCGTACATCTGGGCAGAACCACCGAAACCCGACAACGCCCTGCAGCAGCAGGTCGGCGGGGACCACTACCGCAAGTTAAAGATCCAGCCCGTGGAATACATCCACGCCAACAACATTCCGTTTATCGAGGGCTGCATCATCAAGTACGCCACCCGCTGGCGGGACAAGGGCGGCAAGCGGGACCTGGAAAAGATCAAGCATTTCGTCGACCTGCTTCTCGAGCTGGAGTCCAAGAATGACCAGCCTTAAAACCCTCACCCCGGAGGACCTGGCCCCGCTGCTGGGGCGGTCGGTGAGCACCATCAAGACCGACGTCCGCCGCCGCCCGCAGACGCTGCCCCCGAGGCTGCGCATACCCGGCACCAACCGCCTGCTGTGGCTCGAGCAGGACGTGGTCGAGTGGATCGAGAAACTGCGCCAGCGCTAAGGGCCGTCGTGCGACTTCTTCTTTTTCCGCTTCTTCCGGCGCCGGCGCTTGCGCTCGGTCGCCTCATCGAAGTGAAGGATGCGGTGGCAGTTCGCGCAAAGCGGGATGCACTTCTTGGTCTCTTCCATGGCCGCGGCAATACGCCCGTCGCCGGCGAGCTTGAAGACCGAGCGGTAGGTCTCGTCGCGAACGATGTGGTGGAAGTCAATGATCGCTGGGTGCCGGGCCCCGCACTTGGTGCAGCTCAGCCGCGCCTTGAATTCGAGCCACTGCTCGCGGCGCGCCCGGTTGTTTTTGACCGCGGTAGCAATGTGCTGCTTGCGGTTCTTTTCGTACCAGCGTTTCGCATATTCCTTTTGTCTGGCTCTGCGCTGCTCGGGGTCCTTAAATGGCACTAACGCAAGCGCTTTCTCCAGTAGAGACTGGTCTCGGTGCCCCACGGCATGCTGGGGTCAAACATCTGGTAGCCCATGCGGGCCAGGCTGTTGGCGCTGGGCGGGTTCTCGGTCGTGTCCGACACCATCCAGGTGTAGCCCCTGGCCCGGGCGTGCCGCTCCCGGATTCGGATCATTCGCTTCTGCAGGCCCTTGCCTCGCCACAAAAAGAGCACCCCGCTCCTGGCCAGGTAGGCCGTGTCGAGCCAGTACTTGGAGGGCTTGACCAGGCAGAAGGCGATCGGCTGTCGGTTCGCGTACCCCAGCCACCATTGCCCCGTCTCTGGGAAGACCGGGTCGTCATGAGGCAGGCAGGCCTGTTGGAGTTTCAGGAGCTGCTCTCGGATCTTGGGTGTGCGGGCGTCAACCTTCCTGAACCGAACCATGGCCCAAGATTTTCACAGATTTATTACAGTTATAGGTAATTTCCTTGAAGTATTTGCTTACTGAAAACGGAGGTTCTGCGTGAATTTTGTATGCCCCTTACCACCCATGAAGGTATTCGTCCGCGCCGAGTACCTGTACGACTTCGAGCGCGGCAAAGGCGAAGTAGTCGAGGGCATCTGGTGCAGCGTCAAGGCGCACCGCGGCGAAGCCTTCCGCTTCGAGACTTATCTGCCGGAGTACGGCGCGCTCTACGACAAGCTGCCGATCGACGCTTTTCTGTGGCGCCCGGTCGACTACTTGATTGGCTGCCAGATGTTGCCCCTAGATGTGCTGCAGATCTGGGACGCACTGTCGTACTACGTGACGGTAGTTGAGAAGCCCCTACTTAAAGGTCTGCGGTGCGAGTTCCTTGGGAAGGACAAAGTAAAACACGCGGGCGTGTATCAGTTCACGCTGGATACCTGCAATCCCGACCCGCGCATTCCTGATTTCACTTTCAGCGAGACCGTCGACGAGCACAAAAGCTACAACGTCATTACGTTGGATAACGGGCAGATCGCGCTGCAGCCGAACAATCGCTGCCGATTTTTTGATCCGGCGTTCAATCCCAGCGAGATGAAGTTTCCCGATTTCAAAGTTGCAACCAAGAAGTACCGGGTCGAGCAGCGCGCGAAGTGGCGCTTGGGGGATACCAGCACGGTGATGTACGACGGGAGGGGTGAGGAATGAAATTTAGAAAGAAGCCCGTGGTCATTGAGGCCACGCAATGGTTTAAGAACGGCGATCACCCACTTGACTACAGCAAGACGCACGACGGGTTTGCAGCCGGCGACCTCGTGCAGTTTTCGCCGGAGCATCGCAAACAGATGAAGTGGGAAGGCGACATCGTGCGCTACTTCCGCCACCCGGACAAGGCTTACGCAGGCGAGCGTCAGTGCGACAAGTGCGGCGAGATCATGCACAACCACGGCTGGATCGACACGCTGGAAGGTGGCCACATCGTCTGCCCCGGCGACTGGATTATTACCGGCGTGAAGGGCGAACACTACCCATGCAAGCCGGACATCTTCGAGGCCACGTATGAAAGGGTAGAAGAGTGAAGCCGCGTCTTATCCCCGTGCTGGAGCAGTGCATCGAGAACGGCATCAACCTGGGCTGGAACCGGGCGCACAAGCACGACGATGCGCCGCCGGCCGAGCACGTGCGGCAGTTCATCCAGGCCGAGATCTGGAACGAACTCTACGAACGGTTTCAGTTTGAGCAACCAGGTGAGCAGCCAGAAGACTAAGGAGGCGCTGCAGCGGGAGGTAGAGCAGCTGCGCCAGGAGCTGCTCTACCAGCAGCACCGGCACTACCTCGAGATCCAGCGGGCGCTAGACCGCCAGCTCGAGCAGCTCACTGTGCGGAAGGTGGTGATGCGGGGGCAGCAGTACGACGTGGCGCTGCCAATTATTCAGACCGTCACGGACCTGGACGGGGTGACGGTGTACGTGGGAGGGAAGAGATGAGCATCCACACTTGTAGTTACTACTGCGACAGACCTGAGTGCATACGAGCGCAGAGGGATGAGTTACGCCAAAAGCTAGAGCAGGCAATACAAGCAGAGCGTGAGGCGTGTGCGAAGTTGGTTGACGACATGGTGCGCTATGTTGATGGGAATGAATGTGCCAAAGCAATCAGAGCAAGGGGTGAGAAATGAGAGACCGTGAACTGATGCAGAGGGCGTTGGATGCGTTAGACAGCGACAACCCTGATATTCAACTACGAGCAGCCATAGCTCTGCGTGACCGACTAGCGCAGCCTGAACCGGAGCCGGTGGCGTGGATCTGGGAAAAAGAATTAGCCCACATGTCAGCGGTTGCATCGCAAGGCATGACCGAGTGGAAAGTTAATCTTGGCCTAAAGCCGCAGGCTGGCGATGTTGGTTTGTACCTTGCACCTGTACACGCCATCGACATGAGCCAAGAACGTGTCGATGAAACGGGGAAAGATCGACATGACTGACCAGGAGCTCGAGGCCCTGGCCCGGCAGGCCGGCTTCTCAAAGACGCGGGTGGTGTGGCACTCGCACAAGATTCACGTCGACACGCTGCAGCCGGCGAACTACCAGGAGCTGCGCAGGTTTTATGAGATTGCTTTTGAACGAGGGAAACAGGAGGGAAGAAATGAATTGTCCAAGTTGCGAACACCACTACACGAAGGTCAGGGAGACCAGGGTCATACCGGAGCAGCCGCGGTGGAGCAAACGCCGCCGCTTCTGCTTTAACTGCGAGCACCAGTTCTGGACCATCGAGATGCCGGCCGAAGACGTGCAGATAGGAGAGACCGAAGATGAGCTTGAGTGATGAGTTGACCCGGGCCAAGAGCGACCTGGCCGCGCTGCGCCTGTTCGCGCAGGAGCTGCTCGCCGAATGGCCAGATGAGATTGGTATCGACGGATTTGATTTGCAGGACCTGTGTGTCAAGCACCGCCTGCTCATGCCCACCTACCCCCGCGGGCCGTGCGGCGAAGACTGCTGGTGCCAGGGCTACTACGGCAACGCGCTGGGGTCCTGGATCGGCGCCGTGTGCTACCGCAAGACGGAACTATTGACTGGCCCCAGGGAGGCGCCCGACGCAAAGCACCGGGTCTCTGGCGTGCCGTACGAGGTGGACCTGTCGGAGGGTGGCGACCATGACTAGATCACCCCCACCCAACAACACCGGCCGGCGGATCATCAAGATCAACGCCATCACCCAGGCGCAGCTCATCAAGCTGCTACTCGAGGGCACGTACTCCTGCCAGGAGCTGGCCGAGATGACCGGCCTGCACTACGTGACCGTGCTTCAGTACACCCGCGAATTGCATCGGGCTGGCGCCGCCCACATTTGCATGTGGGACAAAGACGGACATGGCCGGGACGTGACCAAGATCTACAAGCTGGGCGCCGGCAAGGACGTCAAACGGCAGCGCATGACCGACGCCGAGAAACAGCGCAAGCACAGGGCCAAGAAGGCCCTGCACGCGCAGGTCACGGCGGTGGCTCAGTCCAGCCGCTTGGCCAGCTCGGCCGCGGTGGGGTTGTAGTAGCGCTTCAAGGACTGCAGTGACCGGTGCCCGGTCACGGCAGCCAGCTCCAGCTGGTTGCTGAACTTGCGGCTCAGGCGCGTCGTGGCCTCGTGCCGCAGATCCCGGAACCGCAGATCTGAATCCGCCATGCCGGCCTTCTTGCGGGCGTCCCGGTAGTAGGCGCCCAGGCTTTCCCAGCTCACGATAAAGATCAGCTCGCCGCTGCGCCGCCCTTCTGTCAGAAAGGCCAGGTACTGCATGGCCTTGGTCGACAGGGGCACGTCCCTGCCCTCGCCGTTCTTGCTGTCGACTAGCCGCACGCAGCGTTCTTTGGGGTGGAAGTCTGAGACCTTGAGCGCGGTCAGCTCGCTGGGCCGCATTGCCGTCTCTAGGGCCAGCAGGAGGGCCCACGGCATCATCTCCTTGCCGGTCCTTGGCTTGACCTTCTCGTCCCATTTGGCGGCGTCTAGGACCGCCTGCAGCTCATCGTCGTACCAGCGCCGGTTGCGCTGGCGATCGGAGCCCTTGGGTCGGCTGACCATGTGCACGGGGTTGCCGGCCAGGGGTGCGGACCACTCCTCGATGGCGTGGCTGAAGATGCCGGAGATGAGGTTCATCTCACGGTTGACCGAAGGCGGGGAGACCTTCTTAAGCCTGGCGTCGCGCCAGTCGCGGATGTCTTCGAACCGCAGCTGGTCCAGCCGGCGCTTGGTGAACTCTGCGGTCTTGAGCAGGAAGTTGATTCGGACCCGGTCCCACCGCGCACCCTTGCGATGCGGGCAGACCTCGTCTCGGAAGCGCTCGAAGAGCGCCCCGACCGTGTGCTCCTTGGCCTTGGCCAGGTCCCGGTACTTGTTGTTGTCCATGCTGGACTCGATCTCTCGAGCCCACGCATCGGCGTCCTTCTTGATCTTGAAGATCTTCGATCTGACCGGGTAACCCACCCGGCGAATGACTGCCCGCCAGCCCTCTCTGTACGGTTTAACGCTTGCCATGTTCCCTCCTGTACGGCGTTGCTCGTGTGAAGATCCGATGGACAGAATCTTCACACGCCCTCAGGCGGGAATAATACAATCAAGTACTTAGGCGTGCAATGCGAGGACTCTCCTGGGCACCAACGTACATAGACATACAGAACAAAACCTCAAAAAATCAACGCTCTAGTACGCCCTTGTACGCTCTTGTGTGCAGTTGTTTGACCCCGTCACTGCACAAAATCTGCACACGAATCAGTCGATCGCAGCGAACCGCTGGCTGCGTTGGGCGATGGCGTTCTTGCGCTGAGACAGCTGGTCAATCATCCGCCGCTTGGTCTCTGCAGACAGGGTCTTGCTAGCTTCAATCTGCCGAATTTTGCGGTTGATTTCTGACACCTGGTCCGAGATCCGGTTGATCGCCTTGTAGGCGCGGATCTTGTCGCCCTCTTCTGCCAGCAGTTCTTTGGCCTGCTCCCGATCGCCCTTCTTCACGGCGTCGCGGTAGCTCATGTAGGCCTGCTCGATGATACGCGCCTGGTCATAGAGCTGGTCGACGTAGCGGCTCGAGCCTGCGGGTAGACCCTCGGCGAAGTTGCCCACCACGAAGACGTCTTTCAGGCGGTACTCAGGCCGCTCGCCACGACCCATTAGCGGCCGCAGCCCGAAGTCCACGATGTTGCTGGCCGTCGTGCCTAGCCATCCGAAGTAGCCGCGGATGAGGTGGTCGATCTGCACCGGCGAGAGCTTCTCGTAGCTGCCCTTGACGAGGGACACCGGGCTGGGTAGCCCCATCTGGCCCAGCATGCGGGCGACACTGGAGGTGCTCTCGGTGGCCCGGTCTTCGGGGCGCAGTTTTTCCAGGCTCATGCCCTCGATCGGGCGGCCGGTGAACCCTTCCCGGTTGGCGTAGATCTCGGAGATCGGCACGATGAGCTGCGGCGTGGGGTCCATCGCGAACGTCTCGAAGAGCATGTGGCTCAGGCGAGCGCGGTAGCGCTTCCAGGTCATCTCCTGGTTAAACGCCATCTCCCAGGTGCGCTCTGCCACCGTGCCGATGGCGCCAATCTCGAAGGGCTTCGGGATACGGAAGGCGGTGTCGCCGATCTTGAACCACCAGTTGGCGTCGCGGTCCCAATCGGGGCGCTTCTTCCAGTCTTCGTCGTCCTCGTAGGCGAGCATCAGCGCAATGCTGGCCATCGCCACGGCGCCGACCACATAGCCGAACCGTCGGGGGTCCTCTTTGGCCCCTCGCCCAAGTTTGCTCAGACCCTGAAGTCGGGCATTCAGGAACGGCACCGACTGGGCAAGGAAACGAACCACCGGCCAGCGGCCCTGCAGGCTGAAGTCCATCAGGTCGCGGGCCATGAAGTTGGCCTCGGCCTGGCTGTAGCCCTTGGCGATCAGTCGGTCGTAGAGCGCTGCCCGGTTGACGTTCTCCAGGCGATCGCCGACCTCTGCGTAGGCCTCGACCAGGCCGGTCATCTGGCGCTGCAGTTTTTTCCAGCCGCCTTCGTTGAGCAGAATGCCGCCCTGCCGCTCGATCAGGTACTGCGTGCGGCTGGTGCCCTCGAGCATGGAGCCGAAGCGGATCAGGCCGCCGCCGGCGAGCATGGATGCGAAGGTCTGGGTGTCCTGGCTGCCGAGCTTGAAGCCCTTCATCACGTTGCTGGCCACGTTGTAGCTCAGGTCCGTGGTGCCGATGGCCTGCAGGGAGTCGCGGATCAGGTTCTTGATCTTGAAGGTCGGGCTGGCGGTGACGCCGATCGTGAGCCACTTCTTAAACGTGCTGAAAGGCTGGAAGAATCCAGGGGCCTGGTAGTTCAGCGAGGTGACGGCCTCCATGATGTAGGGGTCGTCGATGGTGTAGTGCTTGGTCTGCCCCTGCTCCATGACCTTGACCGCACCCTTGGTGCCGGCGGCCACGGGCTGCGCGATACCGATCTGGGTTGCGGCCTGCATGGATGCCACCGCTGCGCGGTTCTTACCAGACGCATCGAAGAGGTGGGCCCAGTTGAGCAGGACGTTAGAGAGCAGGTCCTCGTTGAGTTTCTGCGTGCCGCCCTTGAGTTTCTTCCAGGCCTGCTGGTTGACCAGGCCGGAGCTAAAGCTCGGCCCCTCGAGGCCGTCTTCCATGACCCGGTAGAACGGCACGTAGGGCATGTCTTTGAAGAGCTGCCGCGCCGCGCTGTCGATGAGACCGGACTTCTCGGCGATCGCGAGCACCGCGTCGTTGAACTCGTTCATCTTGACCAGGGCGTTGGCGTAGGCCTGGGCCCTTGGCGTGCCGTCGTCGAAGTTGCCCTGGTTGAGCGACTTCAGCGAGCTGATGTCCTGGTCGGTGAAGAGGTTCTCACGGCCCTGGGCTTTGAGGTTCTCGGCCCGCTGCGCGGCCACCCACCAGAGGAAGCGGTCGTGCTCGCCCTTGAGGCTGGCCATGACGTGGATAAAGCCCTTGTCGTTGACATTGACGTCGGGCACGTCGCCGTTCATGAACGGTTTGCCGTAGAGCATCAGCGCTTCCAGGGCCCCGTCGGAACCCTTGGACAGACGGGCCAGCATGTAGGCCCGCTGGTCGACTTCTTTGAGCGGCGCGAACTGGTCGAAGATGCCGGAGAACCAGCTGCGGCTGAACTTCTGCTTGAGCTCTGCGGCGCGCTGCTTGACGGTCTGCGTGGGCACGATGCCGCCGACGTTGCGCAGCGCCTGCTCCTGGGCTGCGGTCAGCGTGCCGTAGTTGCGCTTGCGGGAAAAGAGCGGCATGCCGTCTTCGACCTTCTCGCGCATCTCGTCGGTGATGGTGAAGCCTGGCTGGATCATCGCCACGCCGCCGGCTGCCAGCTGGTCGAGCTCTGCCTGCGTTGCGTTGCCGAGATCCTCGGCGTCGAAGTCGCCTTCCTGGTTGACCAGGGTGGTTGGCTCGAGCTTGCCGCCGCCGACTTTCTTGAGCACGTCGTTGACGACCTGGGGCACGATCTGGTCGTAGAACTTGATCATGCCTTCGCCGCCGACCTTGAGGTCGACGCCGGACAAACTTTGAGCTTGATTGCCGCGGGCGTTAACCACTTCTTCTACTGGCTGTTCAAGAATTTTGCGCGCAGCGTCTTTACCGATGACATCAGCTAGTTCGTTTTCGTCAGCTACTTTTTTCTCGGCTGCGATTCGGCCATTTTTGTAAGCAACTACCATTTGCGAATCCGGGAAGTACGAAACGCGATCGACTTGCTTACTCAAGTCATACCGGTCGGCTGACTGCTGGCCATTGATGAACGCCACCTTGTCGTAGCCGTTTCTTGCGGCAAAGACCAGCATGCGCTTGACGGCCAGGGTGACCCAGGCTTTGGTGTCTTGCACGAAGGGGGCTTGCGATACGCCGCGCGCTTCGATTTCAACAACTTCTGCATTCATGAAAGCCGGAGCGCCAGACGTTCTATCGGCAAGCTCTTGCGCTTCTTCGCGGGTGGCAAAGACGGCCTGGCCATCGGCGTTGACCCGCGCCCCGTTCATGCTTAACCGCACTTCGTAGGCCTTATCGCCAGCCTTGGCAAACCCTCTCTTTCTACCCTCCTGCGCCCAGTCGGATTGAATCTCTTCGATGAACAGCACGCGGTTGCCGTCGGCGTCGGTGCGGTCATTGAAGCGAACGTGCAGCAGGCGGTTGTAGTCCGCGTCGCGTTTGCCGTAGCGGTGCATCTGCGGCACGCGGTAATCAGAAATGCCGCGGGCTTTGGTGACGGAGTCGGGCAGCTGCAGCATTAGCTCTGCGTAGTTCTCACCACCCGGCAGCTGGAACTCACCAAACTTGGTGTTCTCTCCGATCTGGTCGTCGTAGAGCACGTCTTTGACCTGCACGTTGTTGGCGTCCAGGTACTCGCCGATCTCGTCCTTAGAGACCTTGTCCTTGCCGCGCAGGTCCAGGTAGTCGTTGATACCGGACCACTCGAGCTCATCCTTCTTGACCCCGAGCTTGCTTGCATTGCTAGCAAGCCAGGCCTTCCACTGAGCAGCCGGCTGCGTGGCCAGGCGCTCGGGCACCTGGTCGATGGCCTCGGCCAGCTGCGAGTAGAAGGGGCCAGTGCGCTGGCGGCTGAGCTTGGCCTTACCAAACCCATACTTCTCCGCGTCAAACGGCTGCTCACGCGGCAGGTCTTCCACGCCAGCGTCGGCGTTGATCCGCTCGACCTCTGTATCCGACAGGATACGGTTGACCTTCATTGACCCACCAATGAGCCAGTTGCCGGTCATGTTGGGGTTGGTCTTGTATCGGTAGAAGCCGTCGGTCGGGATCTGGTCCGTGATGTGGGCCTTGCCTGCGATCAGCTTGCCCTGGGCGTTGGTGCCACGCTTGTTGGCTTCCTTCTGCCAGTCGCGATCGGCGGCCATCTCGACCTCAGCCCAGACGTGGTTCTCGGGCCTGACGTCTGGCGCAGTCAGAGACGGGTCGGACTTGCCGCCAATGTGCGTTGCAATAGGCACATCGCCAGCATGCCAACCGGGACGGTAGGCGAGCTCGCCAATCTTCGATTTGACTTTGCCCTTCTCGGTCAGCGGGCCCTCGTCAGCGTCCAGCCAGACACCGATGTCGACCGGGTCGTTGGCGTTGACGAAGAGCGGGAAGAGCTGACCAGGTTTGCGTGCGTCGACGCGGAAGAGCTTGTAGGCCTTGACTGTCTTCTTGGGTGCAGGCTTGCGGCGCCGGCTGAACTGTAGGTTCTGATCGCCGGCGCTGGGGTCGGTGCTGGTTACTTCTTGGGCTGGCCCGGCTTCTGCTGCTGGCTGGTCGAAGAGGGTGTCGACTCGGCCGGGGTCTCCCCAGCCGTATCGGGAGCTGAACTCGTTGAAGACGGCCTGAACGCGCGGGGCGAGAACAGTTCCGGCCCATTCGAGTAGATCGGGTCCGTAGGCTTCGCGTATCCGCGATCGATAATCTTCGCCATTTGGGCTTTCCTTCCAGTCGTTAAATACCAGGTCGCCGTCGCTCGCAAAGCTCTGCAGCTCTACCTCATCAATCGCCAGCGTTTCGGCAGCGTCCCTTACTAATTCTCTGAAAGCGATATTGTCACTTACGGCACCGAAATTTACAACTCGCATGCCGGTGGGCGACGAGATCATTCCGGCGCTGTTCTCCCAGTTCTCTACCCCTTCAGCACGCATGCGCTGGTCGATGGCCGCCCACAGGCTTTGTGCCTCGGCCGGAGACAGGGTACGACCGACAACCAGGTCCACCCCGTTGTTGGCGCTCTTTGCCGAGTTGTAGAAAGGACGGTGGTAACCCACCCCCTCCTGGCGCAGCAGCAGCCCCAGCATCGCGGCGTAGGTCTCAATGGCTTTCTTCTGCGCCGGGTCGATGCTGGTCTTGCCTTCATCACCTTTGGCAGGCGCAAGCGCCACAAGTTTCTGCATGCCGGCGGCAATCTCGCCCTGCCACACACCTGGCGCCAAGATGTCCGGGCCGTCGATGAGCATGCCCAGCTTGTAGGCCAGCAGGTCAATACCGTTCTCATCGAGCAGCGCCTTCTGCACGGCCTGCTGGAACTCGACCTGCTGTTCATACGGGGCGTCATTGACCCCCGGCAGCACGTTGGTCGAACGGCCAGGGCGGGCCTCCCAGGACAGTTGGCCGACGTGGCGCCGTAAGCCGTCGCTGAAGTCGAACTTCGCCTGCTGCGTGTCGTCCTTCGTGGGGTCGTGTTCGAAGGCGTGCTTGAGCCAGTTGTCGCGGTGCTTCTGCGCATCGACAATCACCCGCGTCTTGCGGGGCTTTCCGTTCTTGAGCGGGTACTCGTAGCGAATCCAGCCCTTCTTTTCGCTGCTCGCCTCGGTGCGCTTTTTCACGCCCGCGTTTTCCATGCGGGCCTTCATCGCTACCCAGATCGCAGCCTGGACCTGCTGCGGCTCCCAGCCCAGCTCCTGCGCCAGGCGGTTGGTTTCGTTCTCCATGAACGCGTACTGCGTGGCAGTCGGCGCGTCGTTGCTGTACTGACCGGCGCGCATCATCCACATGTCGATCGTGGCGCCCTGCTTGCCAGCCGTGCTGGGGTCAATCTCACGCAGCAGGTTGAAGAAGAAGTTTCCGGTCTTCTCGCCGGACCAGAATGCGTCGACGTCGTCGAGCGCCTCCTGGGCCTTGCGGTCCTGCACGCCAGTCTTGACGCTGATCGGCTGGCCGGCCTTGTATTGCGCCCATGCGCGCAGGGCAAACGTGGAGTTGGCGTCGACCTTCGCCTGGGGCGAGTAAATCGACAGCAGGGCCACGAACTTGCGGGCCTCTGTGACGTTGCCGCCGACCATGGCCAGCACCTCGCGGCTGCTGTTCTCGTACCAGTAGCGGCCGGCCTCGCCTTCGCGGGCCAGGCGGTTGAGCCACTTGCGCAGCTGCGTGATCTTGCCCGGGGTGTTGAACTTCTCCGGCGCGCCGACGTACTTGCCGTCCTTCATGGGCAGCTTTTCGGTCACCTGCCCTGCCCGGCTGTAGGCCAGCTTGCGGCCCTCGAGCGCAGCGCGCACACGCGGCGCGGCGGCGGTGGTAAAGACCATGCCCCCTGGTACAACGCGGCCAGCGATGCCCTCGGGCAGCAGAGCACGGATCGCTTCGGGGTCTCCGTTGACGCCCAGCGTGCCGTCTTTCTGGGTGCGGATCGTGAATTCGCCGGCCTGCTCGACCACGCCACCGCGGCGTGCCTTACTTGCCGTGACTGTCTCGCCCATCTCTGTGCGAGCAGCACGAGCCGCCTCACGCAGCCGCTCGGCCATGCTGGGCCGGGCCGCCGGCTGGGCCGGCTCTGCCGTTGTCTCTGCAGCCTGCTCGGTGGCAGGGCGTTGCTGCTGGGCGTAGGTGGTCAGGGCCTGGCGCACCGCCACCTTCACGGCGTTGAGGTCCTTGACGTACTGGTCAGACTGGAATCCAGGCTGACGTACGACCTTCATGAATGCGTTGACCGCACGGGTGATTGCAGCGGCCAGGCGGTAGACGATGTTGCGGGCCTGCTCTGAATTCTGGGCAGCGATCTCGTCAAACACCGACTGCCAGAAGTCGGTCTCCTGGAATCGGTTGCCGACTAGGTCACTCGTTATTTCCTCCAGATTGGCGCCCTCGCCGTAGTCCTTCTCGAACTGCGCCATGGCGCCCTCGCCCAGCTCGCGCTGAACGACGGCCTCCAGGGCAGCGTAGGCCTGCGGGTTGTCGCGCTTGAGCTGATGCGTGAGCTCGTGGCCGAACACGGCCAGCGGCGAGACAGAAGCCTTGGCGTTGATATAGATCGCCCCGTTGTCCTCGTCGCGCACAAAGCCGTCGACCTGCAGCGTGTCAGATTCGAATGCGATCAGGCGCTTGTTGAAGATCCTGGCGAGCTGCTGCAGCAGACGACCTTCGGTGCCCATGCGGGCTGGCTCGACGACACGGACCTCGTGCTGCGTGCCGCTGTCGTTGATCGTGATCTTGCCGTCTATACGCTGCGTGGAGAACTTGGCGTTGGTCGTGACAATGCGGCCATTGCTGGGCTGCCCCAGGCGCGCGGCCACGCGGGTGCCCATGAGGCCCGTGCCTGTTTCGGGCACGATCGTGCTCGTTTCGGGCACAGCCGGCGGGTTGCGCAGCTCACGCAAGCGCATCCGCTCTTGCGTGTCCAGCTGGAACGGTGCCGTGGCGGCGCGCTCGAGGATGCTGAAGTCTTGGGGGCTGTAGCGGCTGCGGGCCTGATTGACCAGGCGCACCTGCTCGGCCGAGCGCTGCGTGCCAGGTGTGACCAGGGCAGAGATCACCTGGCCAGCGTCGGGTGCAGCCTGCGGCTGGCTGGTAGCTGTGATCTGCTCCTGGGTCGTGCGCTCACGCTGGGCGAGGTCAGCCTGGCGGCGGGCGGCCTGGTCGGCCTGGACCTCTTGATCTGCCAGCTGCTGGTTGGGCGTGAACGATTCACGCGCAGCACCGGCGGTCTCGATGAGCGGCGCGGGACCCGGCTCGAGGGCGGGATCGACGCGGTCGTAGGGCTGGCCAATGCCGGCCTCTTGGAAGATCCGCGCCTCGGATGGCGTAGCCACCCCGCCCCGCTCTTCGACGTTCTTCAGTGCACGGTCAATGACCGGACCGCGAGTCGCGCTGTCCTCAGCGCGAGCCTGGCTAACCTGTCCGCCCAAGGCAGCGGATTCGATCTGGAATTGGGCCTGATCGGGTGTGACTGTGGGTGTCGTGGTGGGGAGGTTGAGATCGGGCAGGGCCTGCGTGCCGATGGCAAAGCGGCCCTCTTGCGCCGGGTGCGGAACGATGGCCAATGCAAGCGCATTACCACCTGACCGAGCGGTCTCGTCGCGCAGGATTGCCAGGCGCTGCTGCGCCTGCATGTCGTTCATGGGGGTGAGGTCGACGTACCCAGCAGAGCGCCCTTCCTGGGGCTGTGGGAGCGCAGCCTGGGCCTGGTCCAGGGCCATCTGCCGGTCGAATTCCGTACCCGCGGCTTGGGCCTCAGCGATGAGCCCAGCCTGCCGGTCGATCATTGCCCGGGTCGGGTCTTCGCGGGGACCGGCGGGGGCGGCGGCTGCCTGCTCGGGCGTGGGAATGGCACCGCCAGGTGTTAAGTACTGGCTTACAGCTGCCTCGAGATCAGCCACTGATCCTGCCAGCTCGTTGGCAGCGGCCGCTGCGGTGGCGGCGTCGGGTGCCTGCTGTAAAAGCTGCTGCGCCTGCGCCTGGCGCTGGCGTGAGATCTGGTCACGGGTGACGGAATAGCCTGCGGCCGGCACTTCGATGGCCGCACCGCCCAGCTCGCCGAGCATTTCCAAGCCGACGTCTGCCAGGTCGACCTGGCCGTACGCCGCCAGCTGGCCACCGGCCTCTGACAGACCGCCACCAGCCACGTCCACGCCAACGGCCGTGGCGCCAGTCGTCGCCTTCTGCCCAAGCGTGCGCTGGTCCAGGATCTCGCCGGCGCGCTTGGCAATCTGCGCCGCATCGGCGCCTGCGCCGAGCTCTTCGGTGGCCGTCTTGAGTGCTGCACGCCGGGGGCCGGTGGCGATACCACCAGAGGCAACGGTAAGAGCGGCGTCAATACCAGCGGTCGTGGCGCCTTTAACGCGTGCGTCGTTGATCGCGCCTTGTGTGAATTCGGGGTCTTGCAATAGAGCGGCGACGTTGGCTTCGGTCGGCTCCAGGCCTCGAGCGGAAAGCTCTTTTCCGACCAGGCCGATAAATTCAGAGCCGATCTCAAGGGGCGCCTGGCCGGTAAAGGCTCCGCCAACGGCACCGGCTACGCCGCCGACTGCCGCGCCTTTGGGGCCGGCAACGCTTCCGACCATGGCGCCGGTCTTGCCGCCGGCGATCATGCCGACGATGGCGGGGGCCATGTTGGCTGCCTGCTCGGAGAGCATATAGGCCACGCCCTTGGGGTTTGTGACGGCCTGGCGGCCGACTTCGAAGAGCATCTGGCCGACAGCGCCAGCGCCTTCTAGGAATCCTTGGGATTTCTCCCAGGCTTCGCCCTCGTCTTTGAAGGCGCCCTTGGCTTCCCGCAGTTCTTTGGGCTGATCGGTCTGGGGCTTAGCCAGCTGCTGCGCAATCAGGCCAGCCTTGTCCTGTACGCCCTCGCCGCTGATGACCGCGGGCGAGACCTGGGCCGAAGCGATCGCGCTCTTGCCGCCCTCGACCAGAAGATCGCCGACGTTGGAGACGAAGCCCTTTTCTTTGGTCGGGGCACCTGGCAGATCGTCGTCTGGTACCGCAAGCCCGCGTGGGGCGAGTCCTTCTGGGAGATCGTCTTCGGGAACCAACGCCATTTATTGATACTCCCACCGGCCGTTGCGATAGACGATTGGCTTGCCGCTCTTCGAGGTGCCTTCATCTCCTTCTTTCGGTCCGCTTGTTCCTTTCGGTGGTGTGGTGGAGGAAGTCCGGCGCTGCGTGCGCTCGGTCTTCGTGACGTTGCCCGCGTCGTCCGTGGTCTCGGTCGTGACCTTCTCGGTGTCGAACTCGCCCGGCTTGATAATTCCGCGCACGGTGAGCGAGTCTTTGATCTGAGCCTTGCGCTCTGGGCTGGTGCTGGGGTTCTCGTACTCGGTGATGAGCGCCTGGATCTTCTGTTTCTCGTCGATCCCCAGGCCGGCCAGGCGCGCCTGCATCTTTGACGCAAGTGACTCGCTGTCGCCGGCCTTTGCTCGTGCGCCGGCGCGGGCGCCTGCGTCACGGCCGTACGCAGCCAGGTTCTCCCGCTCAGCTTCACCCGTAGCCAGCGCTGTGGATTTAGTAGTCGCGACTTTGCCAGGCCGAAGCGCGTCTTCGCGCGCCACGTCGACGCCGGTCTGGGCTTGCCCGACCGCAGTTGTGCGGTCAACCGCAACGCCGGTCTCTGCGGCGCCTTTCACGGGGATGTCGCGGATGTCGCGCTGGCGTCTAACCTCATCTTCACGCAGACGCATCTCTGATTCCGCGGCAGCCAGTTCTTTTTTGATGTCGATGTCCATGCGCTTTTCGGCGTACTTCGCACCAGCCTCGGCCGCGGGTTTCATCACGGCGCCGATTAATCCGCCCAGGCTCATGTCAGGCTCCCATCTGCTGCGCAGCAGCGTCTACATTGGTGTTGTCAAACTGGCTAACCATTTGCCGGAATTGGTCCGGTTTTACGCCGAAGTTTTCAAGGATGGTGGTCACCATAATTTCCATGCCATCCCCGATGTCTTGGTTTGTGACTTCGCCCAAATCGGTGCGGCGAACAAAATCAACAGCCCGCATGAGCAGTTCAATGCCGGCAGGGATAATCACTTCTGGCGGGATCGTTTCGTTTGACTCTTTGAACAGAATCAACATAAGCCCAGCGATGCCCTTGCCCAGGCGCTCGGCCACCGGCCCCTGGCCTTGCATCTCTTTGAGCATGAACTTGTGCGATTCCTTGGAGAACATCACCTTCATGCCAGCAACGACCACGCGGTCGTAAGCGTCTTGCAGCTCTGGCGGAATCTGAATTTTTTCCTTGACGTTTTCAAACGTGAGTTCTTCGCCTTCTGGGCGACCCATGTTTTCCTGAATAATTCCTTCTGCCATGTTCTTCTCCTTACCCTCTGGGCGGCATGTTGCCGGCAATTAATCCCTGCTGGGGCTGCGGCGGCGGGGTCCAGGGGAGTTGTATCGATGCGTTGGGGTTGACGTTGATGCCGGTGTTGACTTGCTGATACCCGGCATTGAGATTGGCGCGGCGTTGTTTCTCTAGCGCGAGCTGCTCCTGAATTTGCATCGCCCGAGCATCGGCGTAACCGATCTGTGCTTGCAAGGCGTCGATCTCGGCGTCGGTCTTGCCGGACAGATAGTCAGACAGACCACCAACCGCCTGGAAGCCCATCATGGTGATCATTGGGTTCTTGTTGGCGAACTGCATGAATTCGGACCCAAACCCTTTACTTGCCGCTTCAGCGCCAACACCAGTGGCGCCGGGGCCGGGACTGGAATTCAAAGCGATCTGTGAGGTCGCGGCAGTCGGATTGCCCATAGCGTCAAAGGGCGCACCAGCAGCCGTACCAAACTGATCAATCGGTGCACCCGGGCCGGCGTTCAACGGCGCAGCCACACTGCCCGGGCCAGCATTAATGCTTCCCGCCGCTGCACTGCCAGGACCAGCGTTAATGTTTCCGCCTGCGTAGGAGGCCGAAGCGCTGGTCAGATCTGCGGTTGGGCCAGCGGCCGCGTCGACCATTTGACCTTCGACAACGGGCGTCTGGCTGCCCACCCCCGACCCAGGAGTTTGTGAAAGGCCGGCGCCGCTTGCGGTACTTCCGGCGCTCCCGGCGCCCCCAAAGGTCTCTCCTAGCGTGCCGCCAATGGTAGTGCCCATCACGCTTTCAGCGAGCATGCCGACGCCGCCAGCAACGCCAGCGATCATGCCGATCTTGGACAGAGTCTTGTTACCGCTCACCGTGCCGGCAAGACTCAGTGCGGCGCCAGCAAAAGTAAGGCCCTGCATCAGCGTCATGGCAGCGAAGGAACCCGCCGCGGCGTAGGTGCCAGCCATAGTCAACATTGGCAAAGCGATGGCCGCCACGGGGCCATTCTTTTCACCATACGCTGGACCGCCGAACGGGTCGCCCACGGGGTTGTCCATGCTGTAGGCGCGGCTCATGGCCACGGACAGGTAGGTCTTCTGGTAGCCGGCCGGCAACGGCTGGGGCATGGTTTTAACTAGCATCGTTTTTCCTTTCAAACGGCAGGCGGCCAAGCATGTAGTACTCAAAGGTGCCGTCTTGCCAGGTGGGCTTGAAACCCACGCGTTTCACAAACGTCTTCTGCTCCGGCTTGCCGTGCAAGATCCGCGTGGTCAGAAACCCACGCCTATCGAGCAGCGGCGCCAGAAACTCTTTGATCGCCCCGCGATGGCAAGACTGCGGCCTCCACCCATCGACCAGCGCGAAGTGGATTTCCGTGCCACGCAAGATTGCGGTTGCTACGTGCTTGCCGCCCACCACCGCCGGGACCGCTTCCCAGGCAGCCAGGTAGGCCTGAATCGTGTCTCGCCCGAGGCCTGATTCCCGCTCGATCGCCTTGACGATCGGCTCGATCAGCTCCTCGTCGGTCATCCGGTGAACGTGATGAGGTTCTTCAGTCCAGGGATGCCAGAGGTGGTGCTAAGAACATTGAGCGCGCTCTGCAGGTAATTTTTCTGCGCGGTAACCGCAGCCTGCTTGGCATCGACTTCCAGGTCTGAGTTAGCCATAAGGTCAGCGATGTTCTTCGAGACTTGCTGGAAGATTTCGTTGGCGCTGGCCGAGGCCTGCATCTGATTTTTGTACGCGGCTTCGGTTGCGGCCAGGTCTTTGCGGGTCTGCGCGTCGATGTTCTGCAGTTCGATCTTGGTGTTGGCGTCGGCGTTGGCCAGGGCAATCTGCATGCTCTGGTCCATCATCTTGTTGACCGTCGCATTCAAACTCTGCGCGTACTGCTGCGACGCCGTGTTGGCCGCACCGGCGGTGAACTGCGCCGCGGTGTTCTGCGCGGCTTGATTGGATAGCGCAGCCTGGTTCGACGCGCCGGCGGTGAACTGCGCCGCGGTGTTTTGCGCAGCCTGGTTGGCCAGGCTCGCCTGGTTCGACGCGCTTGCACCGAATTGCCGAGCTGTGTTTTCCGCCCCGGTATTGAACTGCGCCATCTGATTGGCGGCGTTCGCGTTGAATTCGCCGGAACGGCTGTACGTCTGGGCGTCCTGCTGGGCGATTGGAAGGGCCTGCCGAATGACGGCATCCTGTGCCGCACCGACCGCCATGCTCGAGTTCATCAGCCCGCGCTGGTTCATCTGCTGCAGCGCGCCGGTCTGCGCCTGCTGCATGAGCGGGGAATTCGAGGCGATGATCCCCTGCACCTGGCTTTGCACCGTCTGCGGGGCGGTGACGTTCCAGTTGGTGGTAGCCGCCTGATTGGCGTTGTAGCCCTGCGCGTTTGCGGAGGCGGCGTTGTAGCCTTGTGAGCCAGCGATGGCGGCGTTGTAGCCCGTGGTCTCGGCCGCGGCAATGCCTTGGGTGGCGGCGCCCAGCAGGTTGCCGGTGTCGTTGGTACTTAAATCGAAGGGGTTATTAGCTGTAGCCATGGCTGCTCCACAAATAAAAAAGCCGCCTGGACGGCGGCTTTTTGCGGGCGCACGAGGCCCGCGAACATTTTACTTTAACAAGCCCATTTCCTCAAAGCCTTGTTAATTCGGCTGTTTGGGTCGTTGGCGGTTTTCTTACTGGTTAACTTGGCCTTCATCCCTTTCATTCTCGAGCAAAAGCTACGCTTACGAGAACCACCCTCGGGCTGGGGCGGCTTGAGGTCCGAGCCAGGGTTCTGCTTCTCATAGCTGCGGCGCCCCTTTTCGTTCAGGCCACCCTCGGGATTCTTGCCTTCCTTCCTGGTCCAGGCTGCACTCATCAAATTCTCCTAGCTCAGATACAGTCTTTTCTCGTCCAGCCGGCGCCGGACCAGCCCTGGCAGCTCCCGGCCGCCAGCCTTGGTCCAAAGCATGAACGCCTCGGCCGCCCCTTCGTGATCGCCCCGGTTGGCCCGCATGCGGATCGATGACCGCTGCAGGTTGCCTAACCCAAAATTGAAGGAGATAGAGACAAGAGCGTCAAAGCGGCCTTGGCTGCCAGCACTGCTGGGAACAAGTCGAAGAACACCGCGTTCAAAAGCTGCGACGTCTTTTTCGAATAGTCGGTTGATCTCTTCTTTGGTCCAGACACGGTTGTCCTCCGGTTTAAGCGGGTACTCTTTGCGGATCAGCCCGGGGCGGCCCTCCTTGCGGACCATGGGCAGCCGGATCTGATCCTGGTACAGGACGTGGCCGTAGCCGATCGTCCAGATGTGGGCCGGGCAGAGGTACGGCTTACTGCGGAAACCTTCGTATCGGTGCATTAACGTAGCACCGACTTTGCTCAGGTTCACTTTTTGTTCCAGTTCCGGGACCCAAACCAGAACCCGATGATTCCGCCCAGCATGGCCATCTCGTCAGAACTGAAGATGACGTCGGCAAAAATCTTGATGTGGTCCATGCTGGTGATCAAATTGTCCTGAGACAGCGCCCAATACATCATGTAGACGTTGATGGCCACGAGCTCGAGCACAAAGATGTAGGTGACCGTCGGCCGCACTGTGCCCACGTAATTGGCCACCCAGGTGCTGGCCCGATCGAGCACCTTCTGGTCGTGCTCCAGGGCCGCCACGGTCATCTGGGCGTCGGTCTGCATGGCCACCTGGTCGGTGCGGATCTCTTCGACGCGCTGCTGGGCCAGGAACCCTTCGCGCATCATCTGGGCCTGGATCTCGCCCTGCATGCGCGCGAGCGCCAGTTCGTGGGCCTTGTCCTGCCTGTCCTGGAAATACTCCAGGAGCTTGGGCAGGCCGGAGATCAGAAGTCCGCCGAGGGTCGAGAGAAGAGAAAGCATCAGAACCTACCTTTCATCGTGTACAGCCACGCCGCGCCGACGACCATGCCGGTGACGACAACGGCCAGCACTGCCAGCCAAAAAGCCAGCAGCGCCTTTTCCATGAAGTCTTGAATCTTCTTGCGCTTAACCAGGAGCCGGGCCTGCTCTTCTCGAGCCGCAGACTCCCTGCGCTTTCTTGCGTCGACCTGGAACTGCAGCCAGTCGTCCCAAAGGCCAGGTCGGCCCTGAAGGATCATGAGCT